GCATGGTCATCCATACAGTATCGGTCGGCATGGATACCGTTCCGCTCTCGCTGATAGTTATAACTCCTCTGTTCATTTTCCAATAGTTTTTTCGTTCGACAATCTGTTCCTTTCTCGCTTGGCAATAAGCTTATCCATGTCATTTGAAATCTTCTGCTCCGTCACCTGCGCATAGACCTGTGTGCTTGTAATGTCTGCGTGTCCCATCATCTTGGCTATGCTGCCGATGGGAATGTCCTCGTTGAGCATCAAGACTCCGAATGTATGGCGGCTGGCGTGGAATCCCAACTTATTGCTTATGCCAAGCACCATTCCAAGGGTATGCACATCAAGATAGATGTCTTTCTTCTCACCCAGTGGAAAAACAGGCTTGCTGTCGTCCGTGGTATTGTAGAGCGAAAGAATCTTCTCGGCTATCGGATGGAGTGGCACGAAGAACTCCACGCCTGTCTTCTCTCTTTCCTTGCGGATGAACTTCCTGCCATCGGAGTTCTCACTGATATGGTGAGGGTACAGTTTCTTTACATCTATATAGGATAAGGAGGTGAGCGAGGCAAAAATGAAACATCTGCGTGCAAGCTCCGTTCGCTCGTCAGCCATCGGGGTAGAGAGCATCCTGATGAAGTCAGCCTTGCTGATATGGGTCATCTTCGGGGCTGCCTTCTTCTCATACCCTATCTTGGCTATGGGATTGAAGCGGATAATGCTCCTGTCCACTGCCTTGTACATCAACATGTTCAGCCAGAGAAGGCAATGGTTCACATAGCTGTCGATGCGTCCCTGGTCTCGTTTCAGGAATAGCTTGTATTCCTCCCCGAAATTCTCGTCTATGTCCTCAAAGGCGATGTCGTCCTTATCCAACGAATGGACAAAGGCTCTCAGGTTCTTCTGCCATGTCCGCTTGTGCAGAAAGGTTTGTCTGGCTTTTGAGGTTCGATACCATTCCACGATGGTATCACCAAAGTTCAGCAAGAACCTTCCTGTCGTGTCCTTGTCCTTCAACACTGCCTTCAGCATTTCCACGGTGATGATGCCATTGGCAGTAAGAAGTAAGTTGTATTTATCCTTGACCTCAGCAAGGAAACTTGCCAATCGTCCGTTGTCCCTTGTGTTCCGTACCTCTCCCTTCTTGGCGTTCCACTCCTGTGGGGTACAGGATATGCCTGTGGAAATGGCTGCGCTTTTGCCGTCAACGGTGATGCGGCAAAGTATGTTGGCTGTTCCGTCTGCCTTCACCTTCTGTCTGTTGATGTAAGGCAAAATTGAAAATGTACTTCTGCTCATAGTTGTTGTCCTTATAATATAATAATGTAGTTGAAACTGTAAAAAGAAAAGTTGAAAGCCTTGTTCATAATGCGAGAATAAAGTCCTTCTCGGTTGCAGCGATGAACTTGTCCATGTCCTCAAACAGCTTCTTTTGGGTTACTCTCGCATACCGCTGCGTCATCTTCACATCCTTGTGACCGAGCATCTTGCAGATGGTCTCCATCGGCACACCAGCCTCCAGCGTAATGAGGCTGGCGAACGAGTGCCGTCCCGAATGGTAGGAATAGGTCTTGCTCGTTTCCGCCAACTTGCAGATGGTGATGAGATCGATACGAACACGATTCGTGCTCAGCAATGGGAAAAGGGTATCTCTTGCCCCGTCCTCGTATTTCGCCATCAGCTCCAACGCCTCGGGCAGGAGTTTCACCCTGGCAAGTGTTCCGGTCTTCTTGCGGTTATAGATGAGCCATTTGTCACCATCCTCCAACACCTTGACATTGGCTTTCGTGATGGAAACGGTGTCTATGAAAGCTGTTCCTGCATAGCAGGCGAAAAGAAACAGGTCACGGCTAACGGATAGTCTCGGTTTGTCTTCGGGCAGTTCCGCATCACGGATTTTTATGAAATCAGACATGCTGAGAGCCTTGGGTGTCGTAACCTTTGGAGTGCCAACCCGATAATGGGCGAACAGCAGGTTCTTGCACAAGCCTCGCTCAAAGGCGATGCGGCACATCTTCTTGAAGAGCGACACATAGATGGTGATGGTTCCTGATGAAAAGCCTTTCTCGTCAAGCAGGTAATGGTGAAAGTCACTGATGAAAGGCTCGGTCAGCTGTCCGAAAGCCAAATCAGTCAATCTATACTTTTCCCCGATGAACTCAGCGAGATTCTTGCGAATCTTTCTGTAAGTCCAGACACTGCTCTTCGACATATCGATGCCCTCATGGGTGCTGAGTTCACTGATATGCTCGTCCACGAAGGAGAGAAGGGTGGTCTGTGTCTTGACGCTGCCCTGCAAAGCCTCCTTGACATCCTTAGCCTCGAAGTCCGTTCTCTTTTCCACAAGCACATCGAAAGCCTTTTGGATGGAAAGCAACAACTGCTCGATGTCCTTGTTGGTCTCCACGGCTTCCTTGCTCTTGCCCTCCAATCGGCTGGCACGAGGATTCCAAAGCGATGGAGTGCAAGACAACTTGCAGGAGAACTGCGCCATAGTCCTGTTCACCGTGATGCGTCCCATGATGGGAGCTTTTCCATTCTTGTCCATTCCGCTCTTTTTTAGATAGAGCAACACCTTGAATTTTTCGATTTTCATAACGCTTACATTTTGAGTGTGCAAATATAATCATTTTGTAAGCGTTCCTTGATACGCAAAACATTGAGAATCAGCACAATAAAATCCGTTGATGCACAAAGTTGCCTTTTCGCATTGTTACCTGCTTTGCATAGGTAACTGTGGCTCACGATTTAGTAACTGAACTACTTCAATATTCCTCACTCGCTTGCTTTATGCCGATTTGGCAACTTTGTGCAAATCTACTCATTCCCAACTGTTTACGTTCCAACCTCTCTTATTCTCCTTTGGCTGCTTTAGAGCTTTATGTTAATTTGGGTAAACCTCCGAATTTATCTCCTTTGGCTTTAATCCTGGCATAATTTTCGACATCTACACGAGAACTTTTCAATTCTCCTTGTAAATACGCCAAGTTAATTTTAAACGGACCACATTCGGTTTCTCTATAATAGTTATCCCGCCAATTTACAATGTGATCAAATGTTTTTTCTCCATATATTTTTACTAATCCCTTGAATTGTCCGAACTCATCAAATTGCCCTTGAAAATGGTGATCCGCCAATTCAAATTCTTCCGTGGTAAAAAAGTGTTCTTTATCTATGATGCTGACAAAACTACCGTCATTCGCCCTATAGTCTCTAAATGAAATGTCAACGACGGGAGTAGGATGATCGGGGGTCATTGTATTGTGAAATCCCATCAACATTTTCTCGATTTTTGTAGCTTCGTCCGAATTGCCGTCTCCCTCTATATCGGAAATAATCGTATCGTAAACTGGGGAGATGAAAAATTGAGTTCCACCACAGCCATTGGTTAATTCAAATCCTTGTTGTAGTTGTAAAGAAAGTTGGTGTGGGTCAACTTTAAAAGACGTGATAGAACTTTTTATTTTTTCAAAATCCTTGTCGTCAATAAGTTCTTTTTGATTTAATTTATCAAGGGATTGTATTACTTCATTTTTAATACTGTCAATATCGGCTGCATTCGGCATATGAGAGTATTCTCTTACCGGAATAACAATATCCTCCAAGTTAATCCCCGGCAACTCGAATATCTCCCAATTAATGAAAGCCACAACAATATCATATTCTTTAGATCTTAATTTTGCTTTCGATACGATTAAAACCTGACTTCCTATTGATGCAATAGCCAATCTTCCTATGCCTTTTTCTCCCATGATAGGACGTCTTGGCTTTGATATGTCAATAGGCGGTAAACTGCTTTTTTTATTTGCCAATTTACTTTCGGTCCCGAGCGTAAGCCAACGAGTTTCAAATTCCTCTTTTGTCATACCGAGCCCGTCATCACGTAATACCAGCAGATTATTACATCGGAGAAAATCGATATCGAATTTATCCGCATACGCATCATGTGCATTTTTTATAAGCTCGTTAATAGCTGTAGGGATACCGGCAATTTGTTGCCGTCCCAATAAGTCGAGAGCTCTTGCCCGAGTTTTAAATTGTGCCATTGTTTTCCAGTGCTTTTATCGTTTCACCTAATCGCCGAGCATATTCACACGGAACTGCATTGCCGATTAATTTTGCCGTTGCGGCAATACTATTTGTTTTAAACACATAGGTTTTCGGGAATGTTTGCAATGTAGCACCTTCCCGTAAAGAAAGAGCCCGATCTTCTTCCGGATGTCCGAAACGTCCGTTTGAGATACTATAAAATTTAGTTGTAATAGTCGAAGCCGGTCGATGCCACCACATACGCCCGAATGTATCTTTAAAACAATCGTCTTTTCCTACAAAGCAAGGTAATTGCAATTCCGGATCATTTGCCCAATCAAGTCTGTTCCCGCCGTCGTGTTTGGTCTTTGCCAATCGTTTAAGACATACATCACTTAATCCGGCAACCGTATGGTTAAACACACTACTGTCTTTATGGCCTGCGCTAACTTTGGGAAAACCGTTCCTTTCACCTAAATAATCGGCTAATACGGTCTCTTTATCGTCCGCCTTAGGTAAATGTATATTGACATTTTCCAATCGTGTTGCGATAAGAGAAAATCTTCGACGACTTTGAGGTACGCCGTAATAGCTCATATCTACAACCTTATAAACAGGATTTTTATATCCGAGATCTTCCAATTTTCGTAGAAAATAAGGTAAGATGCTATCTTTATTTGTGATTATGCCCGGAACATTTTCCACTAATACATATCCCGGTCTATAATATTCGATGAACCGAGCAAAGTTTTTTAATAAATCCTTAGATTTTAAGGCTTTATTCTTATCCGTATTAATTATACTGTAAAATTGGCAGGGACTGCATCCTACCAAAATCAAAAAGTCATCATTTTTCCGTATCCCAAATTTTCGCTCAAAATAATTGCTCCGTAAATTCTTTATATTAGTTTGAATGAAAACACTTCCGGAATTATTGTATTCATACGTTTCTTTGGCATCTTGATCAAAGTCCACACCTGCTATAACGTTAATCCCTGCCTGTCTTAAACCGCAAGTCATTCCACCACCTCCGCAGAAAAAATCGATTGCTTTATATTTGGATGCCATCATCTTGATTACACATTTGCGTAGAACAAAGTAATTCTTTAATATCAATCTTTAACGTTTCGGCAATCGTCAGTAGTGTTTCTACCGAAGGTTGAACTTCGTTTGTACACCAACGAGAGACTGTCGATTCATTTTTACCTAATGCATGCGCCAACCATTTCCCTGTTTTACCTTGTTCCGCAAGCACTATTTTCAGTCGATTTATCCGCTTCATTTGCATAACTATTGCTATAATCTGCAAATTTAATAAAAACAACCCGAATGACAAAATGATTAGCGCGTTTTTATAATAAGAAATATTTCTAATATAAACATAAAAACATTCCGTAAAAGCGGTTTTATCCGTCGGCACACCATCGCCCAAACAGGTTTGTACGAACGTGTACCGACTGCCGCATAAGCGGAGAAAAGGGCTTTGCATCACGCCTAACCAATGGTTTAGACTGATGATGCAAGACCCATTTCTTTTATGCTTATGCCATAGAGGTGCTTTTACGGGTTTTCTATGGATTTTTCTTTTTGCGGTTCCTTTGAGCCGTAAGCGGAAAGCTGTATATGACCGCTTGCCCATGAATGGCACAAGCCGTCCCCACGGCAGGCAAACTGGGAAGAATGATTTATCCGCCCGACCAAACGAGTTTGGACAGACAGATAAACCATACTTCCTTGCAGGTGGTTTGCCGGTTTCATGTTTCCGGCAATGTTCCTTTTCCTTTTAGGTTTCTTCTTTTCACGGATTTCTCCTTTGAAGTTTTCCTGTCTAATCTGCCTCCACTTCCGTTTACCTCCATTTTCGCGCCTTTCAGTGGGCCGCATCAGGCAGTCATTTTCGTTCTGGGCGCAAAGGTAACTCCGGGATTGGACGGGAAAGCAAGGTCAAGCCTCCTGTTTTCGGAAAAAATCTCCAGCCCTGCGGGTAGTATTTTGGCCGAAAAATTATCACAAGTTATGATAATTTCTCTGCAATGATTGTCTTCATACTTTTCTGTTTCGAATTTTACAAATTGTTTCTTAGGATTATTTGTGTGGAACATAGGTTTTCCAAAGTCGGTTTGTCCACGATAAACATCTCACAGTCCGTTTCCGCTTCTATCTCTATCGTTGATGCGGTCTGTCCATAGTAGCATGACATGCTTGCGGCCATTTCACCGCCGAATGCGAACCATTGCGTCACACCGCATCCTGTGTCGGGAACAAAAGCACGGCAGATGCCGCTTTTCATGATGATCATTATCATTTTTTATTTCTTTCTTATTCTACTTTGATATGATCGAATCCTTCTCCATAAACTCCTATAACGGCACTTTGTGAAACAAAAGCCTCCGTGTCTATATTTTTTATCAGCCGGAAGCTGACCGGCGCTTCCCTCTTCCCGGCTAATATAAACATCATCTTTACTTCTCGTCCTGTATAAAAGCCGGTTGTATTGATAATCGTCACTCCCCGGTGTGGGTATTCGTTGATATGCCGCCCTATTTCTTCATTTATTGGATATGATAAAGAACTGGATTGTCGGGTACTATTCATTGCCCTGGTCGATAGCAAAGCTACAAATATAAAGAGTTACAAACCCGTCACCACTTTTTCCCGGTCTTTCAATACAAAATGACTGGAGGAAATGATAATCATATCGCAGATAAGCACCGTTCTCCCAATGTGATGTTCCGGTCTTTGTTGATGATGGCTGCAATAATATCTGTACCTTCCGTACTTCCGTTTGCTGAAAGAGCCTCCCTATGGCAACTTCCACACTCCAACGACATAATCTATCACAATATCCGTAACTTGGTATGTCATTATCCCGATAATGCAGTCTGCCAATATCTCCATGACCTGATATATCACAATCCCGGCAACGTCGGGGAGAATCCAGACCTCCCGCCGGACAGCCGTTTGTCATGTCTTTTGCCGGTATTGACTATTCATGTCTATATATGACTATAGCTGACAAGGTACCCTTTCCCACGTTTATTCTTTTTTTCTTTGCGGCGTAGGACGATAATCCGTCATCGGGAACGTCCGCCTTACAAAACGCCCAATTGTCACATGGAATTAATGTATAAATCATAGTTATGGACAGCATTGAAAGGAAAAAACCAAATCCGTATCATATCAACGAGAAGGAGATACTGGATATAGTTGCCGCCAAAGGCTCATATTTGAGCTGCATTTCCGGGGATCTGGAAGAGGTGGTACCCCACAAGGAATCTTCATCCCGGCCGGAGAGTAAAAAGACGATAACGGAGGAAGAGGTAAAAAATATATTGAAGCCCTCCTGAACAACTTTTCATCCAACCGGCGCAAGCCCCTGCATATTGACGCACAGGTGTACGAATGTATCTCAGACATTGTCTGGGCGGTCAGACGTAAGGATTTCACTGTTTCCGGTGTTATAAGCCGCATACCGGTTGAACATATTAAGGAAAACGCCGACGTGATAAGGAAGATCACAGGACGGGATTACAAACTGTTCCAGCCGTAATATGACGGGAAATCCTCCTTAAAACGGCTCCGGAGGGGGAGTCGGAAACCACGACACCCAGCCGGAAGTGCCTTTGGAAAGTATTTTGAACTGTATTTCAATAATTTGAGTTCCTGACAGGAAGCAATTTTAAATAAAAACAAGAAAAATGGAAGTATATTACATTGAAGCCGGAATCTTTGAGGAGATGCTGGCTCGGACTGAGAGCCTGTCCGCACAGGCGGACCGCTTGTATGAAAAGAACAGGGAAAAGAAACCGGAAGAGTGAATGGACAACCAGGATGTCTGCCTGCGTCTTGACATCTCTCCACGTACCCTGCAGACTCTCCGGGATACCGGACGGCTGGCATTCACCCAAATCCAGCGGAAAATCTATTACAGGCCGGAGGACGTAGAAAAGCTGATGGCCTATGTCGCCATGAAACGCAAGGAAAAGGCGGTGAGAGAAAAAAGAAAGAATGAATAATTAATCGGAAGTAGCATGGAAGGGATTATTAGCAAAGAGACGGGCAGTGTCCGCCGGTTCTTTGGCCTGCTGGATAACATCCAGACGAAGCTGGAAAGGCTTGCGGAGGATAACCGCCCCCTGTTTAACGGCGAGCGTTTTCTCTCTGACAAGGAGTTGTCGGACCTGCTAAGAATCAGCCGCAGATGCCTGCAGGATTATAGGGACCAGGGGCGTATTTCTTATATCCGGCTGGGCGGAAAAATTTTGTATAAGGTATCCGACATTGAGAAACTCCTGGAGGATAATTATCATGAGGCCCTGATATAATCGGGGGCGTTCAATATTTAAGAATGCCGGCCGGAACCAATGTTTAATGGTTCCGGCCGGCATTTCATTATTCGGACATTTCCGTCAGAAGGACCGTATCCCCTTTCTGTCTTCTTTTCATCAGCTGGTCCATGTCACCGGATATCTTCCGGTCGGTAACCTGTGCATAGACCTGCGTACTGTTGATGTTCGTATGGCCCATCATCTTGGCGATGCTCTCTATCGGGATGCCGGAGGACAGCATCAGGGTTCCGAACGAATGGCGGGCCATGTGGTAGGACAGGTTCTCCTTCATGCCCAATGCCACGCCCATTCCATGTACCTCGTACCAGAGGACGTCGCGGACCGGCAGCGGGAATACCGGTCTGTCGTCATCCGTGGTGTTGTAAAGTTCCAGTATCTGTTCGGCTATGGGATGCAGCGGGATGAACGCCTCCACGTCCGTCTTGGCCCGGCAGACGCGGATATATTTTCTTCCTTCCGAGGTCTTTCCGATGTGCCGGGGATGGAGTGCTCTCGTGTCCGCATAGGCCAGACCGGTCAGCGAGGAGAAGATGAACGTCCTGCGTGCAAGCTCCATCATCGGGTCGGGCAGCGGGGTTTCCATCATCCGCTTCAACTCACCCCGGCTGATGTGCCTTAGCTTTAACGGTTCTTTCTTTTCATATGCCACATCCTCTATCGGGTTGGCTCTCAATATCTCCCGGTCCACGGCGATGTAGATGAGCCGGTTGAGCCAGCACAGACAGTGGTTCACGTGGCTGTTCCTGTAGCCCAGCTCCTTCTTAAGAAAGACCTTGAACGATTCGGCGAACTCCTCGGTGATGTCCGAAAAGGCGATGTCCTTCATTCCGCGGGATTCGATGAACTGTCTGAGATTGAGCTGCGTGGTCTTCGACTGGCGGTAGGTCGAGGTGGAGTTGATTTCTGCCGAGCGGATTCTCAAACGTTCGCGTTCCACCTCTCCGGCCTGCAGGAGGTATTCCGGCACGGAATTGGCACCTGACACGGTGGCCTTGAGCAGTTCGGCCGTGACCACTCCCTGGTTCCTCAGCAGGTTCCCGTACGCCTCTTCCAACCGGCTGCGGAAGGCGGCGAGGCGGTTGTTTTCCCTGACTGTTCTGATCTCACACTTCTTGCTGTCCCAGTCCTCCGGCCTGCAATAGATGCCGGTGGCAACGGCTGACTTCTTGCCGTCAATGCTGATCCGGCAGAGGACGGCGGTCGTGCCGTCCGATTTCACTTTGTTACGGTTGATGTAGAATAAGAGCTTGAATGTACTGCGCATGGTAATGATATTTTTTAGGGTTAAAGAATGAGTTTCAAATCACGGGTTGCCTCGATGAACCTGTCCATGTCCTCGAACAGCCGCTTCGGGCTGACACGGGCGTAAATTTGTGTGGTCCGGACATTGCTATGTCCCAGCATTTTGCTGATGGTCTCGATCGGTACTCCCTCCTCGAGCGTGACCAGCGAGGCGAAAGAGTGCCTCCCCATGTGGTAGACAAGGTCCTGGCTGAGTCCCGCCATCAGACGCAGGGCTTTCATATTTCCTCTGAGGGTATGGTAGTCCTGTGGTGGGAAAAGAGTCTCGCGGGTATCGTCCCGGTATTTCTCAATCAGCGCGACGGCTTCCGGAAGCAGCTTGACACGTCCGAGGTAGTCGGTTTTCTTTCTACGGTACTTCAGCCAGAGGCTGCCCCCGTCGTCAGTGAAAAGGTTCTCCCGGGTGATGCTTACCGCATCCGCGTAGGCGGTGCCGGTGTAACAGGCGAAGAGGAAGAGGTCTTTGGTGATAATATGTGACCTGCGTTTTTCCGGTATCTCCAGATCACGCAGTTTCTCGAAATTCTCATGGCTCAATGCCCTCGGCGTACTTTCCTTCTGCTTGGGCAGCTTGAAGTGGCAGAAATGGTATTTCTCCGAGTGGCCCTCCTTGTAGGCGATGCGGCAGATCTT